TGCCGGGGTACCGGTCATGAGCCACAGTCGGGTAGTGGGCTTTACCAGTGCGGCAAGCGCCTTCCAGCGTTCGGTCTGCACGCTCTTGATCGCGTTGGCTTCGTCAACAATGATGAGGTCAAACCCACCTGCTGCCAACTCCTCTTGCACAACCTTCACGCCATCGAAGTTGATGATGACGAACTCGTAGTTGCCCTTGATGATGTCTCGGCGTTTGTCACGCGAGCCCTGGGCGATAGCCACCGTGCGGTGCATCACGGTCTTGAAGAGGTCAGACCTCCACGCCGTCTCCATGATAGACACCGGGCACACCACCAGCACACGACTCACGCGGCCATGGTTCATCAGGTAGTCCGCAGCCCATGCAGCGGCAGAGGTCTTGCCAGTGCCCGCCTCGCTGAACACCAAGCACCTCGGATGCAGGGTAAGAAATTCTGCGGTTGCGCGTTGGTGCTCGAACGGTGTGTAGATGCCCGGCCACTCGTAGCGTTTCAGGATGGGGCTTGGCGCGTCCTTCACACCCAGGTTGCGTAGCAACTGCACCTCGTCAAAGCCCCAGTTCACAAGGACTTGGTTGTCCTCCATGGCGCGGCTCTTGGGAATGAGTGCGGTGATTTGTTGCGCCAGTGTCGGGGGTGCCGACAGCAGTAGCGCCTTGTCTTGGATAACTTGAATTGATTGCATGATTTGAATAGAGATGACAAAAAGAGCCGGGTAGTAAACTACCCGGCCAAGATCAAAGGAGAAACACCCGGCAACTGCATACCGGGCCCCTCCATACTACATCACTTTTTGCGCTCGCGCTTGGAGATTTGGGACTTCAGCCCATTGGTTTTGGTGCGAGCAAAACTTCTGTTTTCAGATCGACTGGCAGCGCGTAGATTGCCTAGCGCCGTGGCGTTCCCGCCCTTGGAGAGAGCCTTCTTGTGATCTACGTCCACGTTGTCCGGCAGGGTGCCGTGTGCCTTCTCGTATGCCCGGCGTGCCTTGTGCCGCAGGGACTGGTTGTGCAACTGCTCAGGGGTGCCCTGATATAGCTCGTACTCTCTATTTATAGTCACGCTTTTTGGCCATGACCGTGCTCCTTTTCTCCTTGCCCAGACTGCAAGGTGGTGTGATGATCTACGACTTTGCGGCACCATTCAACAAATTCCGGCACGGACGTGTCGGCTCGCCAAAAATTAAGTGCCCTGCAAACCATTTGTATATTGTCCTCGGTATAGGGACCACCAGCAACTATACGATCAACAGACGCATTTGTCTGCGCGTGGTTGCCTTTAACAAGGGCGCAAGTTAGCGGAACCCCAGACAAAGCGCATTTGTACTTTTGCGATTCCAACTTGCGCAACAATATCTCTTTGGTAAGTTGGTCGCGTTTACGGCCTCCGTAATACAGCAGGCGAGCGCAATATCTATCCCAGTTCCCGCTGATCTTCAGGTACTGGTTCTCCGTGCTGCCGTCTCCGGTGATGTACTTCCACTTGCCTTTACATGCAGCGGAGCAAAACTTGTGCACCCCGCTGTGCGGAATAAATTCAGTGCCACATACGGCGCACGCTTTGGGCTTCCAGTTTGCGTTTTCGTGATGCCATCCGGCCATAGCCACCTCCTTGATAGCTACAGTATATCAGCGGTATAACGAATATCACTCTCTATGGTGATCGCAAGACGTCACCGGGCAGAATTTGCACAGGGGGCCCGATCGCGGGTTCCACACATTCAGCTCCAGTGCCTTTTCAATAGCGCCTGCACGACCCGCCCACCGAGAGAAAATATCTGGCAGATGAGCACGTGTGAACTCAGTACGAATGATGTCACCGACCACCACAAAAAGCAAGGCACCCTTGACGGTATCGACCTCAGGGTAGTGGCTCATAATCATGGCAGCCATCAGCTCAAGCTGCCCCTTGTCGGCGTACCGGCTGGACTTGCCGGTCTTGAAGTCTGCTACGCGAGCGAGTCGCTTGTCTCGGTTGATGGCCATGAAGTCCGGGATTCCGCGCACCCATACGTCTTTATCAAAAAATCCACACGGGCTAAAGTCAGCTCGGATACCCATTTTTTCCTCGCACTTGATTTCGCCTTCGATGGCAGCGAGTGGGTTGATGTAGCGTTCAAATTGTGCGAACTGCGGGGGTAACGGTGTGCGGTGGAGGATGTATTCCTCAAATGCCTTGTGAACTGCCGTTCCATAAAGTGTTGCCTCTGTTGGTTCTGACTTGAAGTCTTTTAGGATTTTGATGTGATGGTACTGACGGGGACAATTCTCGAATTGCTTGACTGAACTGTACGAATGAGCGAGTGCCATGATAGAAGCCGTCTAATGGTTAGACGGTGGGTTGGTTTTGACCCTTTAGTGTACTGTGTTTTTCAACACTCCCCATAGCTCGCTCCCACGCCAGACTCGCACGCCAGGGGTAGGCCAGGGGCCCACTTGGGACGCCAGGACATGCACTCCTCCACGTACGCACGGGCCTCTGCGGCTTCCTCGATAGGGGCGATACACGCCACGGCGTCATGCACCGTCAGCACCACCTTGTACCGCTTGGCGATCCGCAGCATCTGCTCCCCGATGACGCAACGTGCCACAGCCTGACAGATGTTCTCAGTCACGAGCCCACCATACACGTTGGTCGGGAGCCCCTTGGAGGTGTACTGCCAGCCTTGCTTCTCCGCCCCGCCCACCACGGATACCTTGAGCACCGGCGTCAGGTCCGGGTACTGGATGTGCAGCCCACTGGGTAGGGTAATCCCTATGTCGTCAGTCTTGCACAGGCCAGGGATGTCGATGGTGTACTCCTGCTTGTAGTGCATGGCACGTAGCGCATCATCTGCCCTACGCCAAAGCTCCGGGATGCGACTGTACGTGGTGCGATAGGTCTGGATAATGGCGCGGGCCTCATCCTCGGATACCTGGACCCCTGCTTGGTTCTTTAGGAACGCCCGCAGCTTGACGTGTCCGACCCCATAGCCTGCGCCCAGCACCACGGTCTTGCCTACCTGCCGTTGGCTACCCGCCCCCTCGGTGACCTCTGACTCCGGTATGTTGTAGATCCGGCTGGCCATGATCTTGTAGACGTCCTTCTTGTCCTCGAACGCTTGCACCAAGTCGGTCTGCCCGGCCATCCACGCGAGCGTGCGGGCCTCGATCTGAGACGAGTCGCAGTCAATAATCACGTAGCCTGGCGGGGGCTTGATGGCCTTCTTCAGCTTGTTGGCGTACATGCCACGTGCCGGGATGTTCTGCAGGTTCACCTTGTCCTGACCCGACCAGCGCCCTGAGTGTGCACCGTAGTAGCGTAGCGGCACCGGGAACTTGCCACGGGTCGCCATGCCAATGAACCGTTCGGTACGGGTTTCCTCCAGGGTCGTCTTGTGTCCCAGGCGGGCGGCCACCAGGGCTTGCACCTCCTCGTTGGGGTGCTCGGCTAAGTCTTTCATTGCCTCGTCTGTCTTGGCAAACGCATAGGCCATCTTGCCGGTCGTTGGGCTTAGCTTCATGGGAGGATCGACCCCCATCACCCGCAGGGCTTCGGCAAACTTGTCGTTGGACATCAGGAGTTTCTTGAGCCCCTCCTCTCCTTCGGAGAAGATCATGTGCACGAACTCGGGCTTGGCCCCCTCCAGCATGCGGTTGCGTACCGTGTCCAGCAGGACCTCCTTGCGGTCTTTAACATCCGACAGGTGTGCACGCAGCAGCCCCTCGTCCAGCTCCAGCACCGGCTCAATGAACAGTCGCAGCGTCAAGTCCAACAGCTTGAGCTCCTGGCCGGGGAACTTCTTCTCTGCATAAATCGTGAACAGCTTGTGGGTCAGGTCCACATCGTTCTTGCAGTAGTCACCGTACCGGGCCAGTTGCTCGGCAGAGAAGTCAGCGTAGCGTTTACCAATCGCGTTCAGCACCTCATCACCCTTTTCGCCAATTCCAGCACGCTCGGCTTGGGACTTCAGGCTGTGGGACTTCTCATGCGGGTACAGGGCACGGGACATGCCCATGATGTCAATCCACGCACGGGGCTTCACGCCGTAGTGCCAACTGAGAATGGCGCCGTCAAACGCAGTGTTCTGCGCAATGACAAACGATGCCTCCCAATCAATAGCAGCTATCGCATCCGCCACCTGGGGCTTGGGGTACCACACGGTCGGCTCATCATTGATCTTGATGCCAATGCCAATCACTTCAAACGCGGGAGAGCGGATATATTCCTCGGTAGTTAGGCGAGTTAAACTGTACTCGGTGCTATAGAAAGTTTCTAGGTCAAGGGTTACTATCTGCATCACAGGCCCATCTTCTGTTTGATCGTTTTTATCATGTTCTCGGTCAGAGATTGTTGGCCCAGTTGCAGCTGCGCCTCGCCGTTTTGTGATCTGACTTGCATGAGGGCGTTCTTCTGCTGTGCGGCTGCCACTCTCAGCTCCTGCGCGGAAAAGCCAGGACTACCATGCGCAAGCCGATGATCCGAGAACCCACTAGCATACAGTCCCTGCGCAGCGTTTGACGATATTGCACCAATCCCTAGCTGTCCGCTGTTGTTGATTGACATGCGCGGTTGTCCGAACGTCTTGTACTGGATCTCTTCCTGCTCAGGCTGCGCCAAGAGGGCCGTGATGACCCGCTCCATGAGCTTAGGTTCTTTGATGAGTTCCTCATCGGCGCGAAGGATTGCGGCGCGGTCCCGGTCTGATAGGTCACGATCGTTTGCAACGTTATACAACTTCCCACCATACTCGAAGTCCTCGGGGTTTGTGTGCATGCGCTCGATCAGCATCTGCGCCCCTGGGCTGCAGTCCCCGTACTTAAGTGGATTGAACTCCGAACTGGTCGAATTCTCTGTAGTTTGATTTTGCGTTTCTGATGTCATGTAAGCACCCGATTAGATACACAAGGTTGTTCTCGTTGATAACCAAGGCAAGTCCCCCTGCCTTGTCGATCTCCCTCAATGCAATGATTTGTAGCATCGTGGGTTTGTTAGTCCCCGCCTTGGCTTCGATTCCGATGAACCGCCCGTCAAGGCACGCCAGGATGTCAGGGGTACCGGCTTTTGCGTACTGGCCCCCGATGTAATTGACCGCATAGGCCCCCACCGCTTTAAGCGCCGCATGGATTTTCTTCTTAACAAGACTCTCGGGGGTCGCTGCCATGTTGCCTCAGGTGTTCTTCCAAGCGGTCTAGGTAGTGCTTGGCTTTGAGGACGTCACGCATGCCGTCCTTGTCCTTATACCTAGCAATGTACTTGATGACGTTGCCGCGCAAGAACCCCTCGAACTCTTCGGGTGTCATCCACGATTCCATGGCAGTCCATGGTTGGATTTTCTTGCTGCGGTAGTGATCGCCGCCGATTTGTTTTTCGCTTGCTAGTTCGCTCATATAGGTGCTTCCTCCAGATCTTGTATTGAATTACGATGCGCTCGTACCAGTATCCGGCCCTCTACGCGATCGAAGGGCCACCAGTCGTTGGGCGCGCTCGGATTGTATTTGGGTTGCAGGGACGACTGTTTCTTCTGTCGTGAACCAGTGGCCATTGAAGCACTCGCGCCTTCGCCGGTATCTGGTTGTGCTCTCTCGTGTTTCTCTGACATTTGATGGTGCTCCACATTTAGGACATTTCATTGCTCACGTGCTTTCAGCATGGCGTCTGCGTATTTGTATCGAGCTTCTTCAACCGAACAAAATACGGGTATCTTGGTTTCGTGACTTCCCGCATACCCCTTCACAAACTCGCCTGTGTAGCGGTGGCGTTGGATATCCTGCTCTGTCGCCCTGGCCGCAAAGTAGTCGCGCAGGGTCATGCCTTCTTGCGGGCTGTGCATACCGTGTTGGTGCGCCTCTGATGCAGGGCGAGGAAACGCTGGTCCACCTGTGTTTGTATTGCTCATTCTTGTCCCCTTGCTCGGATGGCGGCGGCGCATTGCAAGAGATGCAGTTCGTTGGTGAACAACCTGACTTCCTCGATCTTGGCATCTATCACCTTCGCACACGCCTCACGCTCGGCTTTTACAGCGTCTTCTAGTTTTCTAATGTGGGCATTAATTTTTTCAATCTCTGGCGCATTATCTGCAATGATGCGCTCACGCTCGGCAGCAGCGACAAGGGCGGCAAAGCGCTCAAGAAATTCCAATTCTTCTATGCTGACGTTTGTAGGATCGTCGAGTCCCGCATACCAAGTCATGTCGGGTGATGCTTCATGCGCCATCTTGATGATGTCATCTCTGTTCATTCCTGTTTCTCCCTCTTATCTGCGTATCCCGGCCTCCATGGCACCCGCCATGCCGTTTTAATTTCGCTCAAGCCCTCGTGCTTGATGTAGTACCGAGTCAGGAACTCGATGTACTGACCGTGTGTGAGGGCGATGCCGATATTCTCCTGGCACAATCTCTTGGAGCGTTCATACTCAGGAGTCAGCGTCACCGTCACACGGGTCAGCCCCTCTTCAGCTTGCTTCTTGGTGAGCGTCATGGTCAGAAGCTGAAGTACTTTTGCAACTGCTCGAACAACGCACGGGCCTCACGGATAGTGAGCGACTCTACTTGGTCCACCAGTGCATTGATACGCTGCTGTTTTTGCGTCTCTTTAGCCAACACCTTGGTGGCTTCCTCGCGTTCCTGCACCTCCATCGGGTCCACCATCCTCACGCCAGGCAGGTACAGCCCAGCATCGTCTCGTTCGATTATCTTGCCAGCAACAATCAATGCACGGATTGTGACCTTGGCCGAGTCCTCTTTCATGCCATGCTTGACCGCAAACGCAACCAGGTGACCCCGTGAAACACCCGGACGAGTCTTGACGTGGCCCAACAGCAGGTCTTGCAACACCCCTTTACCTACTTGTGCTTGTTTTGGTTGAGCTGTTTGCACCGATGGTAGCGGCAGGGTCCTAGCCTTGATGATCTTGCGGCGCTTGGCTTTGCTAATACGCTTGCCCTTGGGGATGCCCATCATCTCGTTGATAGTCTTGTACGTATCACTGCACACGGTGTAGTGGTCGTTGTCACACTTGGCCAGCCCCCATGAGGCTTTGCTGAAGTTCACAATGTAATTCTTGACCGATGCCGCGCTCACTCCGATGGTAGGTGCGAGATGTTCGTATTCAGCCATTGTGCGTCCGGGGTGCGTCTTGACGAGTTCAAAGACGGCTTGACCAACGTGGGTCGGTGCGGGGGTAGGGGTGGGTGCAGTCTGTTGTTCCATAGGTTTCTCCGTTTGGTTCCAGGTATTGATGACTTTGCTCAGTTCGGTTTGTAGATCAGGCATGGGTTTCTCCGTCTAATCATTAGAATAGTTCCAGTTGCTTCGGGTCATTGGGCTTCTTGGTCACCTCAATGTCGCGTTCTTCGAGATCGCGTAGTCGCATCTCAAGTCGTTCAGCCAGAGCGCGGATCAGTCCTGCTTGGCCATCTGCAAAACGCAGTAGTTCTTTATCAGTCAGGTTGTCATAATTCATGGTTGGTCTTTCAGTAGGTCAACAAACTCCACAAGGTTGTGTTCGTCATCAGCACGGAACCAGATGAGTACATCTGGCGGAGAAGCGGTAGGCCGGTGGGCAGCCCCACCAACAGCAGCCACAGTCACAATCTCTGACAACCACGCAGGACGATTAGTCACCTTATCAATGACTTGTTTCTGAACTCCGTTGTGCCAGGATTGCAGTCGATAGTCATCGCCAGTTTGCTCGTAGCGATACTCTGTCTCGTTGTCTTTCATTAGATGGATAACACCTCCAAAGTGATACATGGTGCGCATGTAGTCGGCATTGCCAACGGGTGTAAAAAAGAACTCAGACCGTAACCAGTCCCACGGGCTGAACACCTGCACTTGTCTCACTTGTAGCGCTTGCGCTATCAGCTGGTTCGGGTCCACTGGCGGGCTCTTCTTCCTCTTCGGCTTCTGGCTCCACGCCCCACTCAAACGCTGCAAGGATCTCATCGACTCGTTTCTTTGTCTCGATACGGGTGCCATCTTCTTCTCTCAGTTCTTTGGGGGTGATGCCTGAGAGTACGCTCTCAAGCTGACGCGTAGCTTTCGTCAAGGACGGATCGTTCAACACATTCATGTGCTTCAGCAGCTCGCACAGGTCCAGCGCCCCGGTCACCATGGTGTCGTGGAAAATCCGTTTCTTGCCGTCATCCTCAATCACCAGCCGGTCACTGATGCGCTTGAGCGCCTCGTATAGCCGGGTCCAGGAGTCCTGGACTGCCGCCGCCACTTGCGCCTGCGCACGCTGCTCGTACTGGTTAATCAAGTCTTGCTGCACCTCGGACTCAATGTCCAGGCGGAAGTCACCCGATGTTGGCAGGGGTGCGAACGTCACCTCCATGTGGAACTTGCGCTTGACCTGCCAGCGAGAGGGGTACTCCGAGCGATCGAACAGGGTGCCAAGCTGGAACGCAGCGGCAGCCACCAGGGTGTCGTACTTGACCAGGAACTTCTCAACAAGCAGCTCAAACTCAGCCTGCAAACGGTTCATGGTGGACTTGTATTCCATCAAAAGTGAAGTCGGCAGCAGCCGGGCACCGTAGTCATTCCATGGTTGTGTCAGTCGATAGTGCTCTTGCCGCACTCGGGCTTGGAACTTATTGATGTCCTCCAGTTCTTTGCAGTCTGCAAAGAGGGATTTGTAGACGGATGCCGCTCGCTTAGACGCTGCGCCTTTGGACTGAGTGACCTCAGCTTGTGTACGCTTGTCTTGCTTACGACCTGAATAGACTTGGATCGCCAAGTCAACGAGCACGGCAGCGCGTGCCACTCCTGCGGTTGTATCAGTCATTTCGATTCCTCCAGTACTTTGTTGGTCCACTCGACCTTGTAGATGCCACCGTCTGGGCCAAAGTCGATTCTTAGGTTGCACTCAATGTTGTACGGGTGTCTGCCCTGGCCCAGCGCATCCATGTTCTGATTGACCCGGTAGTACTTGCTGACGTGCACCTTGCCTCGGTCCTCCTCGGGTATGTGCGTGCGGTACAGCGGCTCAGGGGTTTTGGATTTGGTCATGTGTTCTTCTCCATTGGCAAAGGACCAAGTTCTTGCATGAAGTCGTCATCCATTTTGCAGACCCATGATTGCTCTGATTCATTCCAAGTAAAGACAAGAGCAACCTCGTAGTCATCAACGCCAACAAACAATTTCACTCGTTTATCCATGGTTCTTCTCCTTCAATCGTTTCTCTGCCCAGTCCAGGGCGTCCAGTCGGTTGCCGCCGAAGTCCTGTGCCACGAACTCATTCTTGTCCTCTAGCGTCAGACCAACCCACGGCTTGCGATGGGGGGGGGTTATTTCAGACTCCGAAAACCCCCTTGTTTTTTGTTCGACTGGCTCCGTTGCCCCCAAAGAAAGCGCAAGATTTTTTGCCATTTCAAATGTTGTGCTGTTGCTGGTGTATGCGTAGTCGTATCCAAATGACGCATAGGTAAATGAATGACAGCCTTCATGTTGAAGCATTACATGGCGTCCACCAAACAAATCGTTTTCAATCCATATTTTTGTGGGCAATATTTCCACAATTTTGCCTTTAAGAATTTCGCTCATGCTTCCCCCTTAATGCCGTGTGCGGCTCTTGGTCTGTTGTCTCGATACCCACACCAGCATTTCTGATTGGGCATAAGGATTTTCGGCTGTGCCTTTGGTAGTCGGATGGTGCAGTCAGGGCACGGCATCCCAAGTTTTTGCTTGCGCTCTTTCTTGTATGCCCTGTACTCGTTGAACAAATCACCCATGTCACCCATGTTGTTCTCCTGTAATGCCGTGTGCGGCTTCGATGGCTCGGGCAAATTCTTTTAGTCGAATATCACCGGGTGCGTACTTAATGAGTTCATCCCATGTTTTAGCAATCTCCTCATCCGTCAGCGGCTTGCGCTGTGGTGGGGTGGTGTAGATCAAGCGACGTGCAAAAATTGCCCCTGCCTGAAATGCAACTCGGCTTGTTTCTAATTTGTAGTTCTTGCGCGATTCTTCATAGACATCATTCATCCACTCCGCAGGCTCCTGCTCTGGCTGTGCCAAGGCTTGGTCGATAACTGCAATGGCATCGTTCATCAAGCGAATCATCTCGTGGCGACTGCTCATTGAGTTTATTTCGCACAGCTTTGCCGAGCAGATGTTGCCACGCGCCAGCTTCAGGGCTTCTCGTTCTTTGGTCATTTCTTCATCCCCCTCACGTACGTTGCAAAACTAGACACGGTGTCAGGGCCGAACGCACCCTCGAACTTCTCGATGGCCTTGGCTACCTCCTCGATCGTCTGGTTTCTAACCATTAGACCGTACGGGTCCAGCTCGGGCTTGAGCACGATCTCGTTGCGTTTGGCAAACTGCTCGACATACTCGAACTCATCATCTTCATCGGTTTTCATTTCTTCTCCTGCTGTTTGGTTACAAACTTCATGGCCTCATACTCCTCGGAACTCATCAACTTCAGGCTGAGGTTCTCACTCGTGCGCCACGGCGCGATACCGTAGATGTATTGTTTGGCATACCCATGGTCGCCGTTGTCTTTGCCAACATCGAGGTCTTTCATCATCTCCGCACCGTCCAGTGCCGTTGACAAAATCTCCAGCTGCTCGTGGGTCAGCAACACCTTCACCCCGCCATACAGTTCAATCACAAATCTCATGGGGCACCTCAATTAAAGTGACTAAACTGCGCCACCATCCAGCCGATGGGGTCGAACCAGGTCTGAAACGCTCGCATGCCGATCTCGACAGTGAGGCCCAGACCTAGCGCAAGCACTGCACTGTTGAATAGCCACATGCGCCCACTTGATTGCCAAACCTTACGGATGTATCGCACCGAGGCAGCCAGCGTCCACACTGCCAGCAATGTGTAAAGAACCCGCGCCGTCATCAGGTAGTCAAAGATAAACGGGGGCATCTTGTGCAGATCGTCCAATCCCATCTTGCCGTAGTCCCGTGCTGTGGTTATGGCGTGCTCTAGGTACGCCAAGTCATCTGGGTACATCATGTCAGTTCTCCTTCTCTGCTGTTGCAAGTAAAAATCTCAAGAGGCCCACGACCTCCTCAGGGTTCTCAAATACACCGATCACTTCTTTGTCGCCTGGGCCCTTCACTTTGTAGACCCCATACTTGTAGCTGAGTGAGTCGGGTGTGTTCCACCGGTCGATCATGTAGTTCTTTTGCCAAGCATCTAGCAGCACCTCGTAGTACGGTTTGAACTCGGGTAGCCAGTGGATCGGCATGTGGTCGTACTCGGAATACTTCCGCATACATCTAACCGTTAGACGTCCAGGTGAATAGTGGTACCAAACGGAGCGGCTACATCGCTAGTGATACACCACAGAGTCGGCACGTTCGTCTGGCCCCAGTTGCCTACATACCCGTCCGTAAACTGCACGATAGCTTGGGGATGGATTGCTTTCTCACGCAGATAGTCAAACAGCACCGAGCCGTCTGTGCCGCCGCCACCCTTGACCTTGAGGTCTTGCACTGCAAACTGCCCATCGTCAAACGTCTGATGCCCGGCCACCTGAGAGTCCCAATAGATCACGTGCACTTTGGCTGGCTTAACTTGCTCGATGATGGTGGTCAGCTCAGACACAAACCGAGTCATTTCATTGCCGCCAAACACCGAGCCCGAGGTATCGATGCCGACCACAAGAGACGTCATAGTGACCCCTACCATCGAGGGCATATAGAGGTCCTGGCTCATGTACCTACGGTTGGGTCTGCGCCATGAGGACTCGTCACGCCCCTGGCATGTCTCCTGAATAAACTCACGCAACACCTTGCGCCAGTCCACGTTGGGAGCGAGCAAGTCACCGAATATCCCATCCTCT